AGGGATTTCTTCAGCGCCTCTTCCGTGGTTTCGGAAGTCCGCATATTTTCGGCAAAACCGCGTTCCTTCGTCGGCCCGTTCGCCGGGACGGTAGATTCCACAGTCGGCGTGCCGTTAATCATGGGAGGCGGGGCTTCGCCCTCCAGGCTTGCCAGCGATTCGTCGCTCAATGCCGTCGCGCCGCTTGTCAGATTCATGTCGAGAATCCGCTGCGTCATCTCCGCAACTGCCTGATCATAGTCCTCCTGCGAGATCTGATCGACCCAGTCGCCCTGCTGCGGTTTTGTGCCGTCAAGCACCTGCACAATGCGGTCGACCATCTCCGTCTGCGACGTAACGTCCTGTGGGAACAGGCCGGGGCCGAACATCTGGCCGAGCTCCTGATACAGCGAGTCAATGCCCTCGCCGTTTGCGCGGAGCATGAGCTTGTTGCGGAGCTCCTTGCGCCATTCCTTGTAGTCAGTAACCTCGCCGCGCATCTCGTCTGAGATTGCGATTCTGCGGTTCTTCAAAACGGCACGGAGCTGATTGTAAAGATCGCTGTCGCCGGTCGTATCGCCGGGAATGTTGTTGATAAGAAGCGCGGCCGCGTTCTCAGCCAGCTTGTGAAGCTCCTCCTCATTGATGCCCTGCCCGTTGTTGTTGCTCTGCACGTAGTCGGCGAGAGTCTGGAGCGCCGCCTCCACTTCGGCGGGCTTTGCCCTCGTTCCGGTGTCTGCGATCAGCGTTTTTGCCGCCTGCCGCGCCGTGCTCTCTGCCGGTGCGGTGTTAAACTCACCTACAGGCTCCGTATTCGGCGTTTGCTCCTCGGCTGGTGTATTGATACCATCCGCAGGCTGGACGTTCTCCTGCGCCTCCAGCGTGGGATTGGCGAGCATGTCCGCCGTCCGCGCCGCTTCCGGGCTCGGATTGGTCAGTGCCTCGACCGTGGCGTCGGCAGGAGCCATCGGCGTGCCTGTGCCGCTATCGGTCATGTTCTGTGCAATTCGGTTCAGCCCGTACTGACCGGCCATCTGTCCGCCGGCCATGACGCTGGTGTCGATAGCCGTGTCCTTGGCGATCTGCGCCAGCTTCTTCGGGTTGAGCACAGCGTCCTCGCCCTGCGTGTAGTTGACATCCTGATACAGGCCCTTCGCCGCCTCGCCGACAAGGTACTGGAGCTCTTCCTCGCCGACTTCCTGCGCGTCCGCCTTAAGCAGTCTGAGCAGAAAGCTCTTGTCGCCTCTGGCAAGCGCCTCTTGGTACTCGTTGCTGAGGCCTTGCAGACCGCCGGCCGCTTCGTCCATGCCGCCAACTTCGATCATCGCGCCGAACGCGGATGTCAGCGTGGCATACATCGACGCCACAACAGGGCTTGCGCCGTCAGCCAGCGCTTCCTCATAGCTGTCGCCAAACTGCGTGGCAAAGGAATACTGCGCCGCCGGATTGGCAGCGATCGCCTTCATGCCGTGCTCGGCCATCAGCGCCAGCGCTTTGCCGCCGCCGGTCTGTGCGAGCCTGCTCGCGTATTTCAGGCCTTCGGTTGAAGCTGACAGTGCGCCGGAGCCGCCGAGCGTCATAAGGTTCAGCACGACAAACGGGGAACTCTGCGCGATGCTGGTGACGTGCTTGCCGAAGCTCTGGGCGAAGTCGTTGCCCTCCGTGGCCTCGTCCCGCTTCTGGTTCCAGTACGCGACTTCCTGCTCGCCCTTGTTCTTCAGCGCGGTGATCGGGTTCACATCGTCACTGGTGTCAAAGCCAAGCCAGCTGCCGACCTTCTGCGCGGCTTTCCAAGGCAGGGAGTTCTCACCGGCGAGCCAGTCAAGCCCCTTAGTGAGTTGAAGACCTGCGCCTTCCAAGCCTGCGGTAACGCCAAGATCGAGCACCTTGCCGTAATCGACGTCTTCCTGTACTTCCTTGATCTTCCGGTCAAAGTCGTCAATCTCCGCCTCCATAGCAAGCAGCATCTCGGCCTGTTCCGGTGACGGGGGCCCCATTTGGCCTTGTTCTACTTCTTCTTTGTAGGCGTTGTATTCTTCCAGTTTCTGAGCGCGTTCCGTTTCCAGCCTCTGCCGCTCGGCCATGCGCTCCTCTTTGGTTTCCGGCCGTTTCCACGCGGTCGGCTGTTCTGCCGCAGGTTCGACGGGCTTGTTCTGCTCCGCCTGTTCCGCTCTCTGCTTGAGCTGTTCGCCGGCGTTGTTCAGTTTATTGCCAAACCCGGTGAGCGCGTCGATGACGCGGTTCTTCCCGGCGTTGTAGGTGTCGATCGTATTCTGCTGTGCCGCCGCACGCTGGCGCTCCTCCTCGGCTCGTCTGGCTTCCTCTGCCTGACGGGCTTCCTCTTCGGCGCGTCTGCGTTCCTCTTCTTCCTGCTGACGGCGCAGGGCTTCAGCCCGGGCGCTTTCTGCGTCCGGGCCTTTCACCGTGTTTCTGTTCGGTTTGAAGATGTTGGGCATGTCTGCCTCCTTAGTACGGGACGACTACGTTGCCTTTCAGAACGCTTCCGTTCCCCGCGCCGCCGGTGTTCGGATTGTACTGCTTCGACGCCTCGATGCGTTCCCTTGCACGCCGCGCGATCTGTTCCTGGAGCGCTTTGGTCGGGTCATAGGTAAGCTCGACCTGCGTGGGCTTGCTCTTGCCAGACCCGCCGTAATATCCCCCGGTTGCCACAGGGGCGGTATATCCCGGGGGATACTGCCCGGTGATGGCACGATAACGCTCTGCGTCGATGCTGCCGGTGTTGTACGCCAGCAGGGGATTCTGCGCGATCCAGACTTCCCGCATGGTGTTCGCCGCGTCCGTGCCGTAGAGGTTGCCGTAGAGTGAGAAATCGCCGTAGCCCGCCATGAGCTGCGCCTCCTGGAGCTGCCGCTGGCGGTCGTCCTGGTAGCCCTGAAGAAGCGCGTTCGCCTTCTGGTAGTCGGAGTTGGCGATGGCCGCGTTGACCTGAGACCGATAGGCCGCTTCCAGATCCGTGAGCTGGCGCTGTGCCTCCGTCTGTGCGTTGGCCTGTGCCGTGCCGATCTGGCCGTAGGCTTTCTGGTAGGCCGCGTTCTGGGCGAGCGCTGCTTGCCCCACCGCGCCGTTGTTCAGACCGGTCGCCGCCGCCTGCTGATTGAAGTTTCGGCGCTGGCGTTCCGACTGGGCGTTGAGATCATTGGCCTGCGCCTGATACACGCCCGGGATCTTCGCCGCGTCGGCTTCCTGCTGGCTGCGGCTGCGGTTGTACTCCTCCTCCATCCGGGCGAGGTTCGCGTCGCGCTGTGTGTCATACATCTGCGCTACGGTCTGCCCCTGCCCCGAATTTGTATAGTTTTTGTACGCTTCTTCAAAGCTCGCCATTTATTAACCCTCCCGATAAAGCGTTTGCAGGGACTTTACCTCTGCCGCCTTATCAATCTGCTGTTCGTGCAGGTAGTCATAAACCGCCTGCATCGCTGCGGGGGGTTCTCCGTTCTCCCGCCGGTATTCCTCAATGATCGCCGCGACCTGGTTGTGGAGTATCTGCATATGCTCCATTTCCTGCCGGCTCAAAGTGTCAAAGACCCTCGCCAGCTCCGGCCTTTCGTCTTTCCATTTGAGGGCGCATTTCGCATACTTACCGGCGTCTTCGATCTCTTCCGAGATCATCGTCGATAGCTTCTTGATGATTTCCATGCGTTACCTCCCTTGGAGAAGCGGGCGAGGTTTCCCCCGCCCGCCCACTAAACGATTAGGCCGTGGTCGAAGCGGGGTTGGCTACCCATTTGCCCATCACGCTGAGCAGGTACGCGGACTGCGCCGCGTTGCTCGCGTCGGTCTGGGCTTTCGCAAGCTCGCGCAGGGCGTTGTCATACTGACCCTGAAGGATCTGGGTCTGGATCTTGCAGCAGCACTCGTCCATGTGGTAGCCGAGCTGGCCGATCTGCTGCGTCAGAGCGTTGAATCCCTGCACGACGTTGATCTGGTTGGTGTAGTTCTGCTGCATGAGATCCCTGGTCTGATTGTTCATCAGTTGGGCGGTCTCATAGTTGTTGTTCGCAGAACTCAGTGCGATCTGCTGGAGCTGCTGCTGGATGCTCTGGTCATTGATGGCCGTCTGGACGTACTCCTGCGTCGCCAGATTGGGGGCCGGTCCGCGATTGCCGCCGAAGCCGTTAAAGCCACCGCCAAAAAGGATGGCGATGATCAGGAAGGCACCAAGCCAATCGCTCCCAAAGAAAGAAGATCCACCGTTAGAATTCATTACAGAACACCTCCATTAAAAAATTTTTTTATTTGTTCCTCCCGGCCGGGAAAGAAACCTATTTCACGACGGGGTCGATCACGTTGTCGAGCTGCTTGGAGAGCTCGTTCACATCGACGCCGTTCTGCCGGCATAGCTCCTGCGCCGTGCCCTGAAGGTCGTCCAGATTCATCCGCCTGAGCTGCGGGTGCTGGTTTGCCAGGCGCTTCATGAAGCTCTGCGGGCTTTCGCCGCGCATCGCCGCACCGATTGCCTGCATCAGAATCGCAGGCGTACCGTTCGCTCCACCTCCGAAGAGCGACAGCAGGGAGTTAGCCATTGTCTACCGTTCCTTTCTGGGACAGCATCAGGTCGATCTTGGCGACCAGTGCGTTAAAGTCGTCCCGCGTCACATACCTGTCCTCCATCGACGGCTCCGGGGTCAACGTGAAATCACCGATCATGATCCGCGCCGCCTTGCCGTTTGCGTCCTTTTGCAGGAAGTAGAAGCGGTCGGCCTGATTGTCCCAGACGTATCGCTTCGTGCTGGGTGCCATGCGCCCGAGATATTCCCGTGCGCCTTCGATGCCGTCCACACCGTCCGGGCTTTCACTCAGCGGGGCTACCGGGAGTGGCTGGACGGGAGGTGGCTGCATCATCTGCCCAAGCTGGGCGTAGCTTTGCTGAAGGTTGGCGAGCTGTTGCTGAAACGTGTCGTTCGGCAGCACAGGATCGCCCCCTTACTCTTCGGGCGTTTCTGTGGTGATCGGCACCTCAGGCAGACCGGTGGCGATGCTGTTGAGCACCGACAGCAGGCCGGCAAGCGCGGAGCTGGAGAGCACCAGCAGCCAGTTGACTTCCTGAATGACAGCGGTCGTGCCGATCGTGGCGATTGCCGTCTGGCACACGGTACGCAGGGCGCGAATACCTGCGGCTTTCCAGAATGCGATTGTCATGCTTTATACCCCCAATATTAATTTCGCCAGCACCCCGATCAGCGCGGTGGCGATTGCCCCCACGCCCCACAGGATTGCGCTTAGCTTCGTGTTGATGACGGCAAACTCCGTGTCTTTCTTTGCCATCTGTTCCTCGAGCTGCCGGATGCGGCTCTCATGGTCTGTGATCCTTTCTTCGTCTGTCATGCCGTCACCCCCAGCAGAAGTTTCCAGGTCTTCGGGCCGATGATCCCGTCATCCCCGATGCCCTTGGCTTTCTGGAACGCCTTGACCGCGCTCAGCGTGGCGACGCCGAAATCACCGTCCGCGCCCCAGATGCCGCATTTGTGGCCGCTGCCGATCAGCAGCAGCTGCGCCGCCTTGACGGTCGGGCCTGTCGCGCCCTTTTGCAGTGTGGGAAGAATCACGTCCGTCCCCTCCTCTTGTTTCGTCGGCGGGGCGATGATGTCCCGTCCGGCCAGCGACCAGTTCGGTCTGCCGTAGCCCGCGATCTGCGGTGCCCCGATGGCGTAGCTCCTGCGGGCGACCATGTCGGAGCTGTTGCCCTCGACGGTCACGATCGAGCCTTCCCCGACGTGGGTGACGATGCCGGTGTGCCCGATGCTCCCGCCCACGAGGAAGAAGATCTGGTCTCCCAACTCCGGGGTCTGGTACCATGCGCCGCGCTGTTTGTAGTAGTTCGCGCTGCTCGCGCAGGCGGCTCCGCAGCAGCCGGCGAACTGGTAGGTCATGGCGCTGCCGACCTCGTAGCCGAAGCAGGCGATGAAGCCCGCGTCCACGAACACGTCGCACCAGGGCTGATTCTGCACGCACCACCCGTAGAGCTTGGTCATGTCCTCGCTTTCGGCGTATTTGTTCCAGTTGTCGCGGCCTTCCCTTGTGCCGATCTGGTCGTTCGCCCACTGGATCAGTTTTTCTTTGGCTTGTTCCTCAGTCATGCAATCGCCTCCTAATAGCTATAGCTGAAGGAGATATAGCTATTCAGCTCGCTCGAGCATTGATACACCGTAATCGCCTTCGTCTGCCTGTTGATGACATAGAACAGGAAGCCCTTGTGAGAGCCGCCGTATGTCGTGTAAAGCGTAGGGCCTGTGAACATGTTGAAGCCGAAATCCCCGTAGCCGAGCGCGTGATAGTGACCGGACGTGTACATGATGAAGTTGCCGGTACAGCCTGAGAAATCGTGTTCATACTCGACGTTGTCAACGGTCACGGTGTAGGTCGATCTGGCTTTGAACGCGACGATAAGATCGATGAGGTCCTGGTAGTTTTGAAGCGTCGCGGAGGAATTCAGCGTCTGCCCGCTTTCAAGCCCGGTAAACGGATTCAGCATCGAATGCGCGTAGATGATGACGTCCTTGTCGCCTGCGCCCTCCAGCGCACCGGCCAGCCAGTTGAGCTGCGCCATGTCGAGCAGATGCCCGCTGTCGTAGTAGTTTTTTGTGATGTGGAAATAGTCGAGCGCGATGAGACGCACGCCAGCCGGATCGTCGTGGTAGTAGATAAGCGCGTCGTTCGTCATGTATGTGCCGTCGACGTTTATAACCGCCTTGTATAGTGCCTCCGGGTCCCCATACGACGAGTTGTAGGCGTTGTACTCATGGTTTCCCATAGCGACCAGTTTCTTCGACGCCGACGCCCCGCTCATGTATGTCACCGCATTTTGGTACTGTGTAGCGTCCGACTTGTTGACAATGTCGCCCAGGAACATCATGTAATCGATGACCTTGTAGCCCTTGTTGTAGTCAATGAAATTCGGCTCGTTCCCGGAAAACTGCGTGTGTACGTCATTAAACTGGCACAGCGCAAGCGTGTTCGGATTATTCTGTTTATACGTCTTGATGGTGTCAAGCACGTCCAGAACCTGCGCTTTGTAATTGTCGCTCATGTTCCACGTCATCGGATCAACCGGAATGTCCGGGATGAAAGGAAGCGGGATGCCATTCACGTCATACACGTCCAGAAGCGCCGCGCCGGCACTGTCATACACGTCGTTCAGGGAATTCCCGTTGATGTCGTAGATCGCCATATCATGTCAACCCATACTTAATGCAGTCTGCGTCGTAATTCTTTGCCACCTCTGTCGCCGTAAGAAGTTTGCTGTAAATGCGGATCGCGTGGATCTTCCCGGCGAACTGGTACAGATAGTCGTCCGGGCTCGCGCCAACAGACATTTTTGCTGCGCTTCTCTGCAACGAATGCGTTGTGGCACCTTTGCTGGCTGCAATCGCATTGGCATAAACAGCGCTGACGGTAGACTTATCAGAGAACGACGCCGAAATCGAGTGCAGTGCGCTGAGCGCATTCACGCCGCTTGGAAGGGTGTAAGTTGTTTCGCTCTTTCCTTTAACGCTAAAGGTGTCGTCAGAGAACAGGTTGATCTTCCCGTACGCTTCGTTGATTGTGCTGTTGGACGTGTTGTCGTGGAAGGGAGTAACGATTGTAGCCGCTTGTGATGTCGTAGTGCTGAATACAACTTCGATCGTTTTCCCGCTCGCGTTTGTCGAATTGCTCGCTGCAAGAAGATGCTGATTCGCTATACCGCTCAAAGCAAGCGCGTCGGCATCCCAGGAGATATTGCTGGCGTTGACCGCTGTCAGCGTATTGCTGCCGACCAGGTCATACCATTTATCTGAAGTCGAATCA